TTATTATAGCCCGGTCAGCACGCCGGCGGACTTTCGCTCATTGGCCCCGATTGTATTGGAACAGGCATTGAAGGAATCAGGGACGCAGTTGCTGGAACCTTATCTCTCCTTCACCCTCTATGCGCCCCAGGAATACCTTTCCAGGGCTTATCACGATGCGCCGAAATACTGTGCCACCATCGAAACGGCCCAGGTAAAAAAGGATGAAGTTGTCTTTACTGGCGAGATTCCCGTCCGCTGCATACAGGCATACCGTACTGATCTGGCCTTTTACACCAACGGGCGGAGCGTATGCCTGACGGAACTGAAAGGGTATCAGGCCGCTGTCGGCGAGCCGGTCATCCAGCCCCGCCGTCCAAACAGCCGCCTGGACAAGGTGCGCCATATGTTCAGTAAGATCACTTGATACACCACAGCCCCGAATTGCAATAATAAGTTGAACACCCGGCGAACCTTTATGCAGTAAGTGCTGCAAGCATTTCTTCCCTAAAGCACTCCTCGGGTGTCTTATAGCCGAGTATTTTTCTTGGCAGGGTGTTGGCCCAGCACTCTACTCTGGAAATGTGTTCCACGGGGTAATCCTGGATTTTCTTCCCTTTGGGAAGAAATCGACGGAATAAGCCGTTGTGGTTCTCATTCGTGCCTTTATCGCTGGAGCAGTACGGATGCGCATAATAGATCCGTGTGTGACTTAGTTTCTCCAGCTCTGACAGGCTAGAAAACTCACTGCCATTGTCTGTCGTAATGCCAATACGACCCTCCGAAAATGGAGGGTCATTCAACTTAAGAGAATAGCAATTTTTTACGATATATATAAAGGGAGTTCTTCAATTAGATGTTCAGTATTCGAAGAGGAGGTTAGTTTGAATGATTGAAAAAGTAAACGATATTATTACTACATTACCTAATAATATGACACAAAGGACAGTTGCCAATTCAAGAATATTCCTTACTGCTCTGGAAAATACTGTGCAGAATGGTACAAGTGAAGCTGTGGATGGCCACGTATCTTCTGTGGAACCAAGTGGCGCTGATAGAAGTAGGAATACTTGTTATTACGGTAATGGTTTAACTTTTCCTCCTGTGGATGCACCACAAGATTTTCTAAAAGCGTGGGATGAAACGTTAGATAGCATGGGATGGGAAGGTGGGCTGTTTATACATGATGTAATGATGGCCCTTCAGCATCGTGATTATTATGGACCACCAATGTCTGATATTGATATGCAGCAAACTGTACAAAAAAATATTCGTTCGTTAGGATATAAAGGCATTATCAGATTAACAAAGCAATGTCAACAACATTTGTTACGAGATAATATTATCGGGGGCAATGAACCTCTATATATTGATGGAATTCGCAATCGAATTAGAGCTAGTGATGAACTTTTGGATAAATTGATAAAAAGGTAAAAATAAAAAAGAAACATGAACTATAAGCGTAATACCTATAGTTCATGTCACTTTTCATATGACCAATACGACCCTCCGAAAATGGAGGGTCATTCAACTCAACTAAACAAAAAAAGCCCTGTCAGAGAACTCTCCAACAGGGCCATAAAATCATTTACATATACAAACGCACAGCAGCAGTCCGGCTATAGTCCAGGCTGCTGTTTTCTCTTGCTTGGCTCTATTCAGTTTGGCTTGCTCCTCTTTCTCGAACTGTTCTAAGGATGCTTTGGCATTCTCTAATGAGCTCTCCTGCTCTATCATTTCCTTCCTTAAGCTGTAGATTTGACTCTGAAGCTGCTTGGACTCCTTCTCTGCCTGACTCAATTTTTCCTCGGACTCCTTCAGCTGTATCTGCTGCTGATTCAACATTTCGGATTGTCTTTCGTTGAGTTCGGATAGCTCCGTCAAGTTGTTCTCTAACCTCGTCAGCTCCGACTCCGTTATCTGGTATGTCGGTTCTGAGGCAAAGGACAACTGCGGCACCGATAATAAAACCAATAACAACAACCACCAATATCTTTTTAACATTCATAAGCCCTCCATCACATATAGTCAGTTACACCGCGAGCAATGGCTCTCGCAAACTCATCCTGCTCATTTCTGAGCAACTTCTCATCATCCTCATTGGAGATAAAGGCAAGCTCCACAAGGACTGCTGGCATATCCGTATTGGTGAGGACATATAGTCCGTTCTTACCCGGGGTTGCCATCTTAACTCCCCTGTCCACGGTTCCAAGGTGATCTACAATCTGGGACTGGATGCACTCAGCCAGATGCTTTCCATCATTGGAACCAGCACAGTACCATGTTTCAGTTCCCTCCGCGTATGGGGACTCCACACTGTTACAGTGAATGGAAATAAAAAGATCTGCATCAAGGTTATTAGCCTCACTGCAGACCTCATATAAATCATCACTCTGTAACACAGCAGTTTCAATCCCCACGGCATTAAGGTAATGCTCCACCAGCTTACCAACGCTTAATGCCACATCACATTCCCTAAGACCTGTGACATCACTTACCGACCCCGGGTCCGGTACTCCATTTGGCGCATGGCCTGGATTAATAAATACCTTCATATTACTTCTCTCCTCTCTTTTCAACATGGTGCTTTCCGGCACCACCAATATAACCTAAAAGACCGCTGGCAATACTCATGCTAAGCTCATTAAGATTTGAGTAAATGGCTATGATGAGAGCTGCGGATAAGGCTACAACTACAACCAAGTCTGTAACATTAATTCTTTCTATCATTATGACCACCTCCGACATCAAAAGGGGAAACAATAGGCACGTCCTGGTCAATCGGAAGGTTCATCATTTCATCAAAGAAATACTCCCCATCACCGTTACCTCCAAATTCGTCATGATAGCATTTGTACATATCCCGTATATTATTTCTTGCTGTGATGGTTATACTCCCCCTCTCTATAAATGCACGACAGGACTGGATTATTCTGTCCCTCAGCAGTACCAATCCACCTTGGCAGATACGTTCTACACCTATCTTGAGTGCCTTTATCTCCTTTTTCATCTCAGAATTCTGATTGTTGATTTCCTCCTGCCAGGCTATGAATTTCTTCTGATTTTCCATCATTTCCATAAATAGCTGTTCTTTCTTTGCCACTGCCTCATCATGCTTATTTGCCATGCTCTGGGCTCGGCCAGAAAAGAAACTAAGCACTGCCGTGGCCAGCATAATGAGAATCTGCTCTGATGTCATTTAATCACGCTCCTATAATTACTGCTTGTGAATTTGATGTAAGCTGGCACCACACCATTGCCCCCGGATACATATTGACCTGAGTTCCTTCAATGGCATGGTATGTCTTTCCCTCAATAAGGACAGTATCTCTGGATACCATGGTCCCTCGCAACGCACCGATATTGGTTGGTTTCTTATTTGCCGCATCCAATATGGCTTTAACGGTAGTCCTGAGTTTTTGAAGATTATCCATGGCCTACACCCCCTTCAACAAGTCCTTAAGTTTGTTGATATTCTTCAGATATTTAAGTCTATAATTCCTACAATTACCTTCCAACCATTTAATTGCACCATTTTTGATGGTATAAACGTCATGATTAGGTAACCAACGGTAGAATCCCCGATAGTTATATAAGAGCAATCCCGAATTATCCTTTATGGAATAATAATCAGATGCCAAAACATAAGAATCAGAAGCCAAACGTTCATTAATGAACATACTGTTGTTACTTGTTATCGTTGCATTGTATTCGTCTAAATTCCACATTACCGAATGTCGTGTTTCTGAGTAAGGTTGAGGTTGAGCGACATAAGGTTGATAAAATTTTGAATATGTTTTACTGCCAGCAAAAGGCTGAAAATAGATATTTACATTATTGTTAGAGGCTGTTGCCTTTAATAAGGTTTCTTTGTTATGCAGAAATATTTGTGTATTATTTTCGGAGTCAAAGACTATACTAGCCCCTGCTATTCCTTCAATCTGGTCGACAATAACCCCCGCATCTCGAATCTTGCTTTTTGGATTGCCCTCAGCATCTAAGTCGTCAAAATCAAGAAATACTTCGTACATTTTACTGTCATTTTCCCCTTCGTCACTTACACGGTCATGGATTATGTCATACTCGGAAACTACTGATAATAGCCTATGATTTGATTTTGTAGTAATCCAAACATTCCAAGACCCATCGGGGTGAACATTGCCGCTAATTAAATCAGTGCGTATTTCGTCTCTTTGCCTTGTTACTCTTGTTTTTTCATAATATGGGTTGCCTTTTAGCATTGATAGGCCAATCGATGACAAGTTTTCGGCTTCACTACCATATCTGTTATAAAACCCTTTCCAATCTACTTCGCCTATAATCTCACCATTTTTCCGTATATAAACGGGAGCAGGGTTTTTGTGGTCATTGTATGAATCAAGAAAAGGCATCGACCCAATTTTAAGATTGTCACGTGTATCAAAACCGAGTTCAAGTAAGTCGCCTTTGTCATTAACGCAAGCGTCAAGTGTGTACCAATCATTGCCCGCATATTCTATGTTTTTCTCGCCGTACCAGTGTCCGTCCTTTAAAATGTATACATATTTGTCATTATTTACAATGCTCTCTATACCGCTACACTCAAGGGTTTTATAGTGATTAAATTTTCTATCATATATGCGGATAATTCCTTTTTCGCTATCCGTAAGATAAGGAATACCACCCGTGATAATTGGAATATAGCTTTGACCGTCTGTATATGTATTTCCATATATGACTTTTCCATCGGTCCACACCTGCTGCCCTGGCGTTACAATGCTGCTACCGGCAATATAGAAAGAGCGACCGTTAATATCGGCCGCCATATTTCCACTTACAGATGCAATTGTCGTCTGATACATCAATACCACCTCACAAGCTGAACGCTCTGTTTCAGCTCTTTTGTTGTCTGGCTTACAGCGTTGCTTACCAGATAATACTCATGCCCCCGGAATCTGACTCTTTCGGAAAAATCAACAACATGGCCATAGTTATAAATATCCATGGTTACAGTTTCCTTTATCTTTCTGTTAAGCCATTTCAGTTCGTTTAGATAAGACTTCAGCTTATCCCTGTCAGATGTTGGCACTTCAATTGATTCCTTCAGGCGATTACCTCTCCCCAGGGGATTGTCACTATCACCATAATTTGCTCCCCCCAATGTAATTGATTCCTGATTCTGAAGGTATCTGGATGCGGCAGCTGCAGGAGAACCTGTGCCTATGGAGCTTCCTGCAAATTCCCCATCGATATAAACCGATGTACCATAGAAGCCTCCACCCAATGGAGCATGGATTGTCTTTCTGACAGTCTCATTGTCATTCTTGTCCGTGGTGGTTTCCACTTCTTGCCCCAGAACAAGGACGCCACTTTTACTGTGGGAATATTCATAGGTTGTAACTGTCTTGGAGCCGTCTGTATGTTGAGTCGTTTTTCTTCTCACATACTTGCTGGTTCCGAACCCATCCCCGGTATAGTCATAAGTTGTTACTTCGCCATTGATTTCTTCAGAAGCCAAATAACCACTCTGATACGAACAGGTTGCATCACCAAATTTTAGCGTTCCCCAGAACGGAAGTGGCTCGATGTAAAGCCCTGGGCCATCATTATTACCGCTATCTGTATCACTGCCAGAGTAGTTGATCATGCTTCGCTCAATGGTACGGTTAATTATTGGACGGGTATGTGCAGTATAAGTGATATCAATAGTTCTGCTCTCATGTCCCCTCTGAATAACATTTAAGGAATTATCCCCGGCCCGCATAAACACATTTATGGCCTTATGAGGGATCGAACTGGACCAACCAAACAGGCTGGATATTATGTTTTCATAGGTCTGTCCATCGCCAACCCATGTTCCTGAATGAACGAAGTCATCACAATGATAAACCAGCTTCTTTCCCAAGGTGCCGGCAATATATGATGCGTGTTCAGACAACCTATGTGTTTTCTGACCGGGCCCATAGTTGATGCTACGATACAGAATTTCATCAACATCATACATTCCCTTGGCAGTAATAATCCTGTCCTGCTGTGTGGTTTCTCCCACACGATAAAGATAAGGAAAATCCAGTATCTTGCCACTGATATAATCCAGAATATTGATATTATCCGTGGTCTCCAAAGTGAAGGTATCTGCCAGGGTTAACTCCTGGAGATTCAAAGAAATGGACACCATACCGGACTTTTCCTTCTGTGCTGCAGGCTTAAACGGATCACTGATAATTTTATCCGTTGGAATTGTCGTGTCACGAGGAATACTGATTTGGGTATCATAATAATATTTGGCTGCTGCCATTGCTTTTACAGTAGTATCAAAATGCTGGGTTACTGTCTGAGCCGTGGTATCTCTTAATATTACAGCCGTATCATGGTATTGTTTTACATCAGCCTTGATAACTGCATTGGTATAATAATGCTGTACCACTTCAGCCAGTAAGCTAATAGCCGTATCTGCATTAATACCAATATTCTGCTGTATATTGGTATGAACATCATAGTAGTAAGTTTGCTTATCCTTACTTTCAATGCCTAAAGCAATATCAAAATAATTTGCAGTATCAGTCTTTAAGGTTATAGCTGTACTATAATGCTTTACTGTGTCAGTCCGTAATTTGATAAAGGTATCAGCATTAACATTTATATCCTGCTGCAAAGTTAGGGCAGTATCATAGGTTTGTTCTGTGTCTGTATTGGCTTTTATGGCCGTATCAAAAAAATAGCTTGTATCTGTGGACGATACGACGGTAGCCAATATTCTTGGCGTGCTAATACTAGATTTTTTTATGATTGCCGTTGTTAAAATTCTTGGCGTGCTTACAGCAGAATTTTTTATAATACCTGTGGTTAATATTCGGGGCGTGCTTATTGAGCTATTAGACATTTAAGCCACCCCCTTATTTTTTCGCCGTTAATGTAATATCTTTTATGTTTGTTGGTAGTTCGTCAAAATACATTCCATAGCCATTGGCGGGAATTTCCTTTGTATCTGAATAATTGCCCATTGAGCATTGAATATTTTTAATCGTGTCGCCCAATACGGTCGTACCCATACCCACGTTACAGCCCGTTACCTTATAGCCGTTTAAAACCGATAAGTCGGGTTGTAATTTTAATGTGCTGTTTTCTGCTTCTGAACCGTAAGAATCACCACTACTATCAAAGGTAAAACCATTATTTGTAATGGTTGCTGGTACTTCTATAACGGTTTCGTTCATAGGAAAATATTGGTCGGAGATGATTATATTTTTCATTGTTGGAATATAATTACTCCAAAATGTACTTGCTATTTTGCAACTTATAGCTTTTACGCCTGTTTTTACATAATCCGTATATGTCCCGATTTTATCGCCGTCAAGGTAAAAATTAACTGTCCCCGCTACCGTATCAACAACTAAATATATTCTATGCCATACATTCATATAAATTGACGCAGAAAACACATCATTGCTTGTATTACGGAATTTTATTAGTTTTTTACTCGCATCCAAATATACCTGTATGGTTGATTTAATTACTTTATCATAAGCCCCGTCACTCATGTATACTTGTATTGGGTAACAATTTATGTAGTTATAATTTGTGTCATAAAACAGGTCAAAAGCAACATACAACTTTGTATTTTGTACGTTAGGTAATGTGAGTTTAGCCTCACCGTTACCAATACATTTATACTTTTTATTATTTGTATAAGATTTTAAAGTGCTGTTGTCAAAAAGTGTCGGTATGCTTGAATTTATATATTTCATAACAAACCACCTCTTAAACAGCTTCAACAGTAGCTTTTAAGCACACGGCGGTGCTATTGTCGTTTATTGGTGTTGTGGCGTTGCTTGCGTCGTACTTTACCCAAAGGATAGTATTTACATCCGTTACATCATCACTAATATCTGCGCTATGTCCCCATGTGCCTTTACTAAGAGCATCCTCAGCACTGGAGTATTTATTATCTAGGCACACATACCAATTAGCGACATTGCCGCCAGTAGCCTGATATTCTGTACCATCCCAATAAGCAAATGAAATATTGACACCATCAGTTGTTTTATAGCCAGAATCAGTTCTTACAGCTACCTTTACAGCCTTTTGTTCTGACAGCTTCAATATTAATGCCAGTGGGCTGGTCTGGGTATTATCCTGTGAAATAGCTGTACCGTCCTTCTTGCCAGCCGTTGGATTATTGCAATATAGATTAATCATAGTCATATCCTCCATAACTCAATCTCACAATTGATGTAATTCTCGAATCTTTCCTTATAGCCATAGGCAAGAATCCTCACCCTCATCCTGGGCCATACCACACCGGAAGAATCAGTAAAATCAATGAGTTCCCGGCTCTGGTAATAATTCCAGACCTTCAAAAATTCATCCCGTTTAAACACGGCATTAAGTGTAATCTTGTCCCCACTGGCTACACTCCCAAAATCCTGCACCACATTTCCGCCATCAGTCTGTATCAAAGTTTGGCGATCATCTGGGTGGAATTTAAAATCAATCGGAGTAGTCAAAGAGACTGCATCGCCTATCCTAATCTTCATCTGCTTATCCTCCTCCGTAGCTTATGTTTACATTGCTGTTTTGTGGCAGCATATCAAGTATCTTCTTGGCCGCTGTATCGGCCACTTCATGGGACACATCCTCAAGGCCATGAACATCCACATTGAGGTTGTAGTTGATATTCTCCTGAGATGCCGTAACAGGAGAAGGCGCCGGGGTATTACCAATCTTGCTCATGACTTCTTCGTTGTAATCAGGAGCAAACATTGGAACGGCATCTGTTCCTTTGAGGATGAATCTGGTAGGCATCTTGTCATAAATCGGAATGATGTTTTCCTTGGCATTTTTAAATACCTGTTCAAAGCCGGCTATTTCCTCTCTTGAGGTCCAGGCATCTGCAGGAAGGTTGGCATCTTTTCTAAGCTGGGCAACAATAGCCTGCATGGCATTGGCCTGCTTTTCCTCCACGCTTCCGCCCCCGGCCATAGCTCTACGATAGAGCTTGAGGTACTTATAGTTTTCCTTGAACATATGAAGGGCAGTTTCCTGCTGGAGCTGCCTTTTTTGCTCCTCCGCCCATTTCGTTGCCTTGACTTCATCCAGGCCCTTTTGTTTCCATGCCTCTTTTTCACGGTCTATTTCATCCATTCTGTTCTGGAAAGCTGACTTCCAGACAGAATCAATACTTCGTGCCACATCATCATTGAACTGCTTTATTACCTTGGCTTTTTGGGCCTCAGTAGCTCTTGCAATCTCAACCTCTGATACACCAGCATCCTTATATTTTTGCATGGCCACATCAATAGAATGAAGCTGTGTTTCAAGTTCAGTGTGTGTAAGGCCATATATGCTTTCATTCATTTCCTTGGCAGCCTTGGCCACATCCTCAAGACGTTTCTTTTCCGCCTGCTCCTGGGCCTTAATCTGGGCCACTTCTTTTTGTCGGGCCTTGGTACGCTTTTCAATGTCAGCAAAATATTCCTTCTCGGCCTTGCTGGATCTTTCAGCATCATCATTTTTGGAACGCTGCTCTTTCACATCACCCTTTAGGCTCAATGCACCTATAAGAGGAAAATTAGCAGGAGAACCCATTGCTGCCATAACAGCCATGCCATAACCTGCATCAAACTCAGCCTTTATATCCCGTAATATCTCACCTACATTTTTGGCATTTACACCGATAGCATCCAAGCCGCTGGCCACCAGGTCAATAGCTTTTCCAGCCTCATGCATTACATCAATGAGGATTTCCCCCATGAGCTTTATTTCTTCCTTGTTATCTGAAATCAGCTTTATCCAGGATACGAACATTTCTGTTATCTCCGGAAGAAGCTCTCTGGATACAGGAAGAAGTGCCGCCCCCAAGGCAAGTTTAAGCTGGCCTACCTCCATCTCCATTTTCTGCCATTCAAGATAAGTCTCATGTGCTTCAGCTGGGTTCAGGAGACCCGTAGTCTTTATGCTTTTGGATATAGCCATTAGGTCATTGTATGACTCCAATACAGGAATAAGAGCCGCCCCTCTGGCACCAAGGATTTCAGCAGTAAATGCTTCAGTTTCCCCAGCCTCGGCAGCATTTCTGTATCCCTTGGCTAACTGCTCCAGCTGTTCATTAATCTGAAGGAGATTGCCGCTTTCATCAGTAATCGTGACACCAAATTTCTGCAGTGCCTTTGATGTTGCATTCCCGGATGCACCGGCAGATAACAGCTGTTTATCTATCCTTGCAATAAAAGGAGTAAGGGAATTAATATCTGATCCAGCCAATGAAAAAGCCCTGCTCAGTTCTGCAGCTTCGCCAGTTGTCATATTAAGACGGGTCTGCAATTTATAGAGGTTATTACCCGCCATCATGGCATCCTTGGTAATATTAAAAAGTCCAGCACCAGAAGCAGCTACAGCCATAAAGGCTGCCAGCTTTGCATTAAGAAGGGTGTATCCTTCGGTCAGCTTACCAATTCCGGTTCTTGCCATTCCTGCCCCTTTGGATATGGAGCTAAAAGCCCTGTTGGACTTAGGCGGTATTGAATTCAGGGAATTTCCCAATGTTCTAAGCTGAGCTTCAAGACCTGCGATATTCTTCTGCTGGTACAGCAGATTCATTTCAGCCCTTTGGGTAATTCCATGACCGATGCCATGATCTTTTACAGACCTTTGGTACTGCGCCTGAAGAATAGCCTCCTTCTGCCTTTGGATATCCAACTGTTTATTGATGGCTTCATACTTCACACGGATTTTATCCAGCTCAGAGCCAACACCCTCCAGTTTGGAAAGGTCAACATCTGTCTTAAGCTGGATTTTCTTGTTCTGATTATTGAGCTTGGTGACGGCCTGATTGACTGTTTTCCCGGCAGTATCAAAGCCAAGTTTCAGGTCATTTATGTTAAGCCCAAGACTGATATAAAGTTCTTCAATTTCCTGCCCCTTGGCCATTATCCCATCACATCCTCAATGTAAGTTTGTTTATGATTTCTCTTGGAAAGAATAACCATCTGGTCCAGCAAAACCTCAAGGTCGGACTCATCGATTTCACTGATTGTCCAGCCATAGGCTGACTGGAGTCTTTCATAGTAATTCAGTATATGTTCATACGGAGAAAGCTCTATGCCTCCTCCGTTTCCCCATTTGGGGAGCTTGCCAGCTTGGTGAATGTCATTACCTGAATCCACTTAAAGAGTTTTCTTACCAAAGGCACCACATCAGCAATTTCCATATTCTCATCAATGGTGCTTTCATTGACCACATCAGGCTTACCGAAGGCAAGTACAATAAGATCAATCTGCTCTTTCAAAAAATCATCCAGCTGCTCCTTGCTTCTGTCTCTGTCCGCAGATTTCAAAAAAGCCCGCCACACCTTCATCTTGGGTGCAGCGGGTTCAATTTTTTCTCCGTTGATTATGATAAAAGGTGTATCCATAAATTACACCTCCATATACCACGCAGCGGCAGTTTCAGCAGTAAAGCCGGTAGCTTCCTCATCAGCCTGACGGTAGGAAAGGCCATCGGCAGTACGATAGATAGCCTTGGCACCGAGGGTTGGTGTGTTGTAGCTGATATTCTCTGCCTTGGTCTGTGGGTTCTCATCCGGCTCATTAAACTGAACCTTGAAGAACTTACAGAAGCGCTTCTTACCGTTCTTCTTGGTGGACTCAAACATCACCGCAAAGTATGGGGACACATCGTCCTTGCTGGCGGTCATAACGCCATCCTTAAGCTCATGGCCAAGAAGGTATGCCTTGTACTCCAGAGGAAGTGTGGCAATATCCACGGTCAGTTCATATTCACTGGTTGTGCTGGCGGTGTCCACTGCCTGGTTATCTGCATAAAGGGTTGCAGAAGAATTCTGTGGCTTAATCGCCACCTGCCTAATATGAGGAATGGAAATAATATCCTCATAGGTCGGTGTACCGTCCTTTGGGTCATCGATGAGCTTTGCTACATGAAATCCCTTAAGTCCAATAAATGGGGAATTTGTAAGTCCGGTCCGTGGTGCTGTCATTACGAATCAACTCCTATTCTGTAATCTATGACCTTAATTTTAAGGCCATCTTCCATCATATCTATGGTCTGGGCTCTCATAAAACCCAGGTCAATCATTGTCCTGTTAAGCCGCCTATAAATATCTCTGTCGTTTCCGTCCTTGGTAACAATATGTACTCTTACAGTCACTCTGGACTGAAGCTCCCTATCGTCTCCATGAAGTGCCGGGACATCGGATATTACCTTATAGACGATGTTCGGATATTTGCATCCATGAGGACTGAGCTGATGATAGATACCTTTCACAAAAGGGTGGATATCCGTCCTCAGTGCCTCAATCATTTTTTCAATCATGCCATCACCTCTTTAGGCTTTCCTGCACAGCTTTGGCTATGTTTTCCCTTATGGTGTTTCTAAGTGCATCCATGGCCGGATATAAAAATGGCTCATTAATCATCGGGGAAAACTCAACAAATCTGCCATACGGGGTGCCAACACTATTAGTGGCATCAGCTACAACTTTTATTTTAGTTCCGCCCCGCAAAACCACTTTATGTATGGATTCCTTGAGAGCCCCAGTTCTTACAGGGCACCTCGATTTTGCATCATTCACTACCATATCCGCCCCCTGACTAAGTGCCTCCTTGGCAGCCCTGGTAGCTTTATCGCCAATGTCCTGAAACACATCAGATAAAGAACTCATACTATCACCTTCACCATAAGAGTAAGCATTCCGCTTCGTTTATCTCCAAGAACCGTGAGGATTTCATATGCTTCGTTTCCATTCAGCACACGCATCTTTTGCGTAACACCTTCAAGATAACGGATATAGATTTTAAACTGTGTCTCTGACATAGCCTGCTCAGCGGCAAAGTATTCTCTGCCGCTTACAGGAACTATATCCGCCCAGACTTCCTTAAAATCTGTCCATTCATCCTTGGGATTGGCATACATATCTGTTTCCTCAGAAGGTTTTTGGAGTGTTATACGATACCGCATTTTTCCTACCTTCATCAGAATCCCTCCCGGCGAAGCCCAGTCAAAAGGTCACGGAGGGTTAATGCTAACCCTCTGTGATCTGCTTCATCACGGTGCTCATAAAGGTAAGTCACCGCATAAAAAATAGCCGTCTTCAGCCGGGGATTTTCCCCGTCCAATTCCGACTCGTCCTGTCTCAGAATTGCTATGCATAAATCATTTGCTGTGGCCATAAGCCCTTTAATCAGCTCATCATCATAATCGCCATCAATTCTGAGATATTGTTTTGTTTCCTCAAGAGTTACCAGCATCTGCCTCACCCCTATCAGTTCCCGGCGCTGACAGTACCCTTCATCTTCATAATCTGAACAGCCTCTGGGAGAATCAGCCGACCGTCAACACGCTCCTTCATCACATAACCTACCATACCGTTACCAGCAAAGAGCTCCTTCAGTTCCTGCATGGAACGGGAGCCACGATCACCGATGTTGTAGTAGGAGAAATCACCGAAGGCCATGACAGGCTTTCCAGTTGCAGACTCAGGTGCAAACTCGGAAGTGTGTACTGCATAACCCATAAGATGGTCAGGCTCGCCTGCAGTAAGTGCTGGCTGCCACATATACACACCATTGTTGTCCTTCAGCTTACGAATCGAAGCCAGGGTCTTGTCATTGGTGATAAATGCCGCATGCTTACGATATGGACGCTTGAGGTTATAAATAAGGGTGATGATATCATCTGCGCTGATGGTGTTGCCGGAAGTAGTGGTATTTACCTGACCACCCTTTTCAGCATCGAAGATACCAGCAGGCTTACCCTTGCCATCACCATTCAGGAAGGCCTCCTCCTCGGCATTGGCCAGTGCCTTACCGAACTGGTCAATAATGTAGCTTTCAAGGTTAAAGGCGTTATCGTAGAGAAGTTCCTCAGTAATCTTGATAGCTACGTGGAGCTTATAGGCATCCATCACAATCTGGTCAAAGGATGCATCACCAAAGGTAAGTGCCTCACCCTCTTCAATCCACGCAGCCGCAGGCTTGGTGGCTGCGATGTTAATCTTGTGCTCGCCGGAAGTTGTAATCTTGGTAGCAAGACTGCGCATGATATTTTCCTCAGTCAGCACATCAATGAGACGCTTGTCGTACTCTTCCGGTACCAGATAGCCACCCTGCTGATCATTACCTTCCTGAAGCACATCACTGATAGTACGGAAACGTGTACGCATGGCTGTAAGCATTCCCTGCTTATACTCATCAGTTGCACGAATGTTTAAAGGCTTACCAGCGGTAGGCTCATTGATGATAGGCTTGCTGGTTGGCTTATTAAGCTCACGGTCAATAACCGCCTGACGCTGCAGACGGTCGATGGACTTTTTCATATCCACCACATCAGCCTCCATCTTCTCATAGGTGGCGGCATCTTCAGCAGAAAGCTTGCCATCCTCATCAGTATGGGTATCAAGGAAGTTCTTGGCCTCCTCCCAGAGCTTAGCACGTTTTTCAATCAGTTCATTAATCTTATCCATTTTACATTCCTCCTAAAATAGCTAAACGCTTCTGAAGTTCAGAAGCGTCAATACGATTATCTGCTACCTTTTTGGCAGCCTTAAATTTATCCAAGAATGAATTGGTCACCGCAGCCCTTGAAAAAATCATGGCCTCCGGCTCATCATCCTCATCGGTGTCATAAAGAATGCTGTCAGCAAATCCAAGCTCCACAGCCTTTTTGGCATTGAACCAAGACTCGGCATTCATCATGTTGGACAGCTGCTTTCTTGGAAGCCCGGTCTTTAACTCGTAGGCATTGATGATGGACTCCTTTACCTCGGAAAGCATCTCTATGGCTTTCTTCATTTCCCGCTCATCCCCAATGGAGACGGTTGCAGGATTATGAATCATCATCATGCCAACCGGGGATATGGCTACATGACTTCCAGCCATGGCGATTACCGAAGCTGCTGAAGCAGCAATGCCATCAATGTGAACATCAACACATCCTGGGTATTCCATGAGCATGTTATATATCTGTGCAGCAGCAAAACAATCCCCGCCAGGAGAATTAATCCAAACAGTGACTTTACCCTGGCAACTGTTAAGCTCGTTTCTAAATTCCTGAGGTGTGACTTCATCCCCGAACCAAGTCTGGTCAGAGATTTCACCATTGAGCATAAGTATTCTTTCATCGTTATCATTCCTCACCCAATTCCAAAATTTACGACTCATCTAAATCATTCCTTTCAGCAGGCTTGGCAAAAAGGCCCGCGTCTTTTAGCTTTGTAAGATTTCCGTTGATAAGGTACAGATTGCCTCCTTCCTCATCAGAGATTGGATTCATGTTCTCCAGCTCCCTTATGTCATTTGCTGACATCCAGCCATTCTGCCTTGCCACAGCATAGCCATTCATCCGGCTCTGATAGTCCCCACGAAGAAGACCATCCACATTGAACCTGAAGAACAGCTGACTCTTTTCTGATGGCAGCAAAAGTGCCTGCTGCATTGCTTGTTCCCAGCGAACTATCCAAGGATTAAGGGTGTACATCACAAAATCCAAGGACTGCTGCTCAATATTAGAAAAGCTCGACTTTTCAAGATCACCTACCATGTGTGGCGGTACTCTGAAAATTCGAGCTATCTCATTGATTTGAAATTTTCTGGTTTCAAGGAACTGTGCTTCATTAGGCGGTATGGCCATCTGCTTGAAAGTCATCCCTTCCTCCAGCACAGCAACGCTGTGACTGTTCTTTCCCGAGAACTGGGATTTCCAGCTTTGACGAAGTTTCTCTGGGTCTTTAACAACACCCGGATGTTCAAGAATTCCTCCCGGTGTGGCACCATTGGCAAAAAACGTGGCTCCATATTCCTCAGTGGCTATTGCAATACCAATGGCATTCTTGGCCATGGCAATAGGACTGTATCCAATAAGGCCATCAAATCCAAGTCCCGGGATATGAAGTACATCCTCTCGTTTGAGAACGACCTCTTCATCCTTCTTCGAACCAGCCTCATCAGAATTGCGTCTGTAGGTATATATCAGCCGCCCAGCCTTGTTACGGCTTACATCCATCTTGTTGGGAAGAAGCGGATAAAGGCCGACTACTTCACCCTTGCCATTCCTTATAATCTGAGCATAAGCATTTCCCCAGAGAAGCAAGTGGCTCATCATGGTTTCCCTGAAGATAAAGCTGGTCATCTCTGGATTAGGCTCATCATGCAGCAGATGATATAGCGGATGGCTGTAGAGCTTTTCCTTACTGCCCTCCGCCCCGTACTGGTACACATTAAGTGGCAGACTGGCTATTGCCTCAGAAAGTATTCTGACGCAGGCATATACTGCAGTAACCTGCATGGATGTCCGTTCATTAACATTTCTCCCTGCGGTAGTGCTGCCAAATAAAAAAGGCCAATGGACTGAAAGATAATCCTTTGGCTTATCCCTTGAGCGAAACAATTTAGAAAATAGATTCATAGGCTGATGCCTCCTTTTATATCAACAATATTCCACGCTCATCATACACACTTTCACCATTATCCAATCCACAGCGGATTGCGCGGTCAAGTGCCATTATCGTGGCCACGACACCGTCAATCTTCTCTGTGGATTTTTCTTTGTCCGGCTTTATGTTCCCGGCTGGGTCTGTCTTTATGAAGATATTATCCATCATCCATCTTAGAACCGGATGGCCGCCATGGGCTATTTTCTGCTCCAGCGTCAACTTCATCAGCTCCTTGGTTGGTGGGTTCATATCCTTGAAGCCCTGGCCAAATGGAACCACGGTAAAGCCCATTCCTTCAAGGTTCTGTACCATCTGCACAGCACCCCAGCGGTCATAGGCAATTTCCCGGATGTTGAACCTTTCATTCAGCTTCTCGATAAACTGCTCAATGTAGCCGTAATGGACTACATTTCCTTCGGTTGTAAGAAGTGTCCCCTGCTTCTCCCACACATCATAAGGCACATGATCGCGCCTTACCCTAAGGTCAACATTGTCCTCCGGAATCCAAAAATAAGGAAGAACGTAGTATTTATCCTCCTCATCAAGTGGCGGGAACACCAGCACAAAGGCTGTAATATCTGTTGTACTGGAAAGGTCAAGACCTCCATAGCAGACACGTCCTTCCAGTTCATCCTCATTGACTGTAAAAGCACATTTATCCCATTTATCCATCGGCATCCATCTGACAGCCTGCTTTACCCATTGATTTAGACGAAGCTGCCTGAAGGAGTTCTCCTCTGCCGGGTTTTGTTTGGCGGACTCACATGCCGCCACCACTTTATCTATTGTGATGGTTTCACCAAGAGAAGGATTTGCCTTCTTCCACACTTCAGGACTTGTCCAGTCCTCGGACTCGGCAGCACCGTAAATGACAGGATAAAATGTTGGGTCAAACTTTCGTCCCTCAATAATATCCAATGCCTTTTGGTGAAGCTCATAACAAATGGAATTGGTGTCGTTCCCGGCTGTGGTTATGAGAAAGTACAGGGGCTGTTCTCTGGCATCACCAGAACCTTTGGTAAGAACATCATAGAGCTTTCTGTTTGGTTGGGTATGTACCTCATCGAGCACCAGTCCTGAAACATTCAGTCCATGCTTGGTCCCTACCTCTGCAGAAAGCACTTGATAAAATCCATTATTCAGATGGGACACAATACGTTTATTGGCTCCAAGGCTCTTTGACCGTTTCGCCAATGCCGGTGTCAGCTTAACCATCTGGTTGGCCACATCAAACACAATGGCTGCCTGCTGGCGGTCAGCTGCCGCTCCATAAACCTCCGGGGCTGCCTCCCCATCGGCAAACAAAAGATATAAGGCAACAGCGGCTGCAAGCTCACTCTTACCGTTCTTCTTTGGGATTTCAATATAGGCCGTGGTAAACTGCCTGTGGCCATCTTCCTTAACAGTTCCAAAAATATCCCTTATAATCTGTTCCTGCCAAGGGAGCAGCTTAAAAGGCTTACCGGCCCACCTGCCCTTTGTGTGGCAAAGGCACTCAATAAAGCCTACTGCAAAGTCAGCCTGCCCTTTATCGTAATGGGATGTATCCAGTTTGAATTTTGTAGGCTTATATCCTTCCATCAAATTCCTCCAACTAAAAAAGCCCCATTGGGGCCGATACTTCATAAACTCTCAAATCCACCGCGCTGAGTATACTGTGCTCAGTCGTCACTGGGCGAAAGTTATTACCATACCATAACAAAGGGTATTCTTATCGTATGGTAATAATTTTCGCTACGACCAAAAGGCCTCCGAAGAGGGCCTTCCGGCTTTTTTGTTTTAATCCTCGCTGTTTTCCATGCTGGTCAGGATTGTGGCGGCTGACATCAAACCCTGTGCCAAGGCGAGCTGCAAGTCCTTAGGTGGTATTGTGTCCCAGCCCTTCATCAAGGCTTTGTCGATGTTTTCCAAAACCGCCTTCTGGTTGCTGAAGCGCGGTCCGTCCCAAAGGATCAATGCTACTTCCTCGGTTGCCAATTTGATTTCTTCCAAAATTTCCTGCTTTTCCATTTTCTTGTTCCTCCCTTCAAATCATCTCATCAAGTTCGCGGTATTCTCTCTGCCGGCGTTCAATTTCCTGCCTAAGGCACTGGGCCCTGAACCCGTTGCGGCATTCCCTGAGTTCCTTTTCCAGCTTTCTGAGTTCATCTTTTCTACCGGCCATCACCTCATGGCTGTTGCCTTCCAAAATCGCCTGCTGATCTTTTTGAAACCTTGTCATTTTCTTGTTCCTCCTTTTCCTTTGGTTGTGTGTATATTAGCTCTGGTGCGGAGGAATAGCAAGTTATTTAGTACATTTATTCTGTTTTATTATTTGCTGTAATCCAAGGCTTCATAAAGGATTTTTAGGTCCAGCCCAAAGCGGTGGTAACCTTCCACCAAAACATCAAAGTACCTTTGGCTTGGAAGTCCGAGGGTGGAATTATCCGGCGGCATAATGTACACCATTCCTTCGCCTTTTACCCTTCTTCCTGGGCGATCCCCGATGTACTCAAACTCAACGGTTTCCTTGACGTAAAAGCTAGGCCAGCCTTCGTAACGGTCGAGGCGCTCCTCATCCAGTTCGCTTATGGCCCAGGCTACCACTGGAACCGTGCAGCCTTCCTCTTTTTCAATTGTGGCGTAATTCCCGCTTTGGGAACCCTTGAACATCAGCCTCCACCCTTTTATAATCCCCTTGCCGACTGGCTCGGCATCAGGGCAGCGGTGGTACATCTGCTGGAGGCTCATGTTACTTCCGTAGGCTAAATAAATTGATTTTTTCATTTTTGAAAACTCCCTTCCTAAAAGAAATCACTATCGGCTTCTACCACCCAAAGGCCCCCGAAGGGGCTGGTGTGTGGTTTCCTTTAGGAAAGGCGTCTCCATGCTGAGTTTCCTTCAAGGTTCTTCAAAAGGTGGTGGCGGCAGGTCTTGAACTCGTCACCGTTAAGGCCAAGGCGGAGGAGCCAGCATCTGAAGGTGTATTTTTCGTTGTCGCTTACGCTTGGCTTGCTGGATGCCTTGGAGGTGTTTATTGCCTTTGCGGTAACCGCCAGACAAAACTGTATGTAGGCTTTGAGCTCCCCTGCGTGGAGGGTGCTGTTGAAAAGCCTGAACTCAACCGTTCCCTTGGTGAAGTAGGCGTGAAGGTTAAGACCGTGGTATCTGCTCTCGTTGTAATGGCGTTCCCTTCCGTAAGGTGCTTCTTGGTACCAAAGGTCGGCCAGCTTTTCCCTTGTTGTTGGGCGGTGCTTTTCAATCATTTCAATCAGGGCTTGGTTTGTTTTCTTGCAATAGTATACTCTGGAATTCTTTACCTGGATGGCTTTGTAAAGGATGTCCTCCTTGCTTCTGATGTTCTTCAAAAGGTTGCAAAGGGTGGCTGGGGTGAAATTCTCGGCTCCGATGTGGATGTGAATTCCTGTGCTTTCGTTTACAATGGCCCCTGCCTTTCTGAGCCTTCTCAAAACTTCCTGCAGGTCTTCAATGTCCTCGTATCTGAGGATTGGGGTTACAACCTCTGTTTTGTAAAGGTCGCTTGCCCGCCCGCCGTTTTTCTTTTCTGCCTTGATGCTTGAATCGCTCATGGCCTTCCACGTTCTGCCCTTGCTGTCACCGGCCTGGTAGGTATCGTAGGTTCCGCCGTAGTGGGTGCTTTCTTTTCCGAAGTAGGCTGCGATTGTCTTTGCTGCCTTGCTTCTCGTAATCCCTGTCATCTCAATTTCTACCCCAAAGGTCTGTGCTCTTAAATCCATCATGTTTTGTCATCCTTTCTGCTTTTTGCCTTGCTTTGCTTTTGTTGTGTGTATATTGCCATACATGTGTTCTAATAGCAAGTTATTTACAGAAAGATTATGTGTTTATTTTTGTATACTTAAAGCCTTGGTATTGCTGGCTTTGCGAGAGGAAATGCCCGCCGAAGCGGGCTGTTTTTATTTGCCGGTAAGAATGAAATTCACATACTCGGCCTTGTTTTCAGGAAGGAACTCCGCCAGCTCGGTAAATTCCATAAGTTCCGCGATTTCCTTCACCCTTATGATGTCGAACATGTTTGTTGCCCCGGTCTGCCTGATGGCCAGTATCTGGTTTCTGATTTCCTCGGTCATGCTCAGTCCTCCTCTACCAAATGGCAGCTGTCTTCGCCGTAGACCACATGAAGGCCACTGCCGTTGTCCCAGGCAACCATGATGCTGCCTATGTCATCAACCCCCAGCACCGTTCCTCTGGTGCCCTGTGGTGGGGCCTGTGGATCATCCATGGAATCCAGCTCCACCCGGCTCCCTTTGGTGTAAACCCTCCGCATTTTTGCAATCAGTTCCCTGCTTGGCATTTTCATTTTCCGAATCCTCCTTAAGTGTTGTATTTGCCTTTTGGCATTTACATACATCACTCTAAAGCACATTATTATCAAGCAATTTTGAAAGTATACATAAGGCCGCCCCGAAGGGCAGCCCTTGATTTTTACTCTGGTTTACCAGCCTTGAATGCGCTGGAACCTTCCAGTTTGCTCAGGAGGAGTTTTCTGTGCGGTTTGTAACCGTTGCCTATTAATCCAAGTCTCAGAAGGAAACATCTGAAAGCGTATTTCTCATTTGTTACTTCTTTTTCTTTGGCGTTTATGCGTTTCTGGGTTTTTGCCATTTCCGCCAGTTTTGAAATAAAGGTGGTATAAATTACCGTTTCATCATTATCCAATGTGGTTTTAAACCAAGGGAATTTTATCTCCTCCCCTTGAACTTTTATTGGAAGTTCCTCAACCCCTAGGGCCTTTTTTATCAGGCTCCCCTTTGCTTTTACAAGGTTATCCAAATTCTGAAGGGAGATCTCATCAAATCCCTCGTATGGAATCGAAATGGTAAGTTCCATTGCATTCTCCTTTTCCTCTTCGCTGTGGGGCTCCTGTTGCGGAATTTTGACTGTTCCTTCAGCCGCCATATCCTCCATCTCCCCGTTAAAGCCAGCCGCCATAAGCTCCAATATAATCTGACCAATCTGCGGTACATCCTCCTCGTCATATTCAACAGTACCGCTCTTGTCCAAGTGGAATGGTCCAATCTGGTAGGCGCAACTTGGCATTCCAAGGTACTTTGCTTTTTCCCCGGTAATATTGCTGATTGCCTTAACCAGCTCCTTGCGCTGTGCACCTGTTCTGTTGTAATGAATCTTCATTTTTTGTTTCCTCCTTTTTGGTGGTGTTTATTTTGGTATGTGTATGATTGCTCTAAATGACATTTATAGCAAGCTATTTTTCAATAAATAATAATTATTTATTTTGCACATATCACTTGCTATTTATGTGCTTTAGAGTGATATATACAGTACCGAAAGAAAAGCACACCTTTGAAGGAGGAAAACAGCATGATTAAGGATTTTTACAACGAACTCAAGGACCTGAGAAACCGCTTCAACGAGGCAACCACCGAGGAAGAAAAGAACCAGCTCAAAGCCGAGTACAAAGACCTTGATGCGAGGATCAAGGAACGCGGCGAAGGCTTTGCCTGGGTGTTCAGCCTTTACGAAACAAGCCAGGAAAGGGAAAACAGCCTCCTCGACATTGGCGAGAACTGCATTTGGGAAAAAGACATCCCGATGCTTTTAAAGGGCCTTGAGGATGCGGGAATCAAGGAATTTACCTTCAGCTCGACTTGGAGCAGCTCCAACGAAACAGCCTTTGAATTTTACAAAGCAGGCTGGAAGCTGGAAGGAATGACCTTGGTGAACACCCACAAGGCTTGGCCTGGCGAAGAATACGCACAAAAGCCAGCCTTCATTTTCACACACGGCTGAAAAGCCGCCCCCCGCCCCCGGAAGGGGGCCTTTCCTCGTCTTATGGGAATATACAGTATACGCATACTTTTCGACTTCCCAAGTTTGCCATGCTAAAGTATCTGGGCCTAGTCAGTCTGAAGCATAATGGGCAATGCCGTTCATCACCAGCCGAACGCATGGCAGAGCCACACCATTGCCCCACAGCTTGTATTCAGCTGAATCGCTGTGAGGATTTTTCAGCCACTTCTTAATCTGTGCATCGCTCTTTGGTTTTGCTGATTTTCCCATTATCCTGTTGTACTCGAGGAAAATCCCTCGCCACTTTTCAATTTCATCCTGAGTCGGATTATCCGTCCCAAGACCGCTGCACCACCAGTCGGGAAAGCCCTGCAGTCTGGCACATTCCTTTGGTGTAAGCCTGCGGACAATGTACTCGTTCCCGGGGCGGTCATTTATTATATTGGGGTCCTTATAATCCCTTGCCTCAAGGGTCGGACTCTTTTCCTTCTCAACCTGAGTAAAACTTCCGGCTGTCATTGCATAAGTCACTGCATTCTGATGACCGGGATTTGTGCCATTTACAAGTGTGTTGCAGGTTCCATCATTGCGGTAGCACTGGCTTTCAGCTTTCATCATCGGATAGAAACTTCCGACCGCCACTGCCCCCGGCCCACTCGAAAGAATTGTCGGTTCAAGTTCTTTCTCAACGACAAAATCATACTTGGCATTTTTCCCCTGATTAAAAGAAGCCCTGTCAAGACCATAGGCAACTGTACTGTTCCCCTCGATAACTGCTATGCCACCTTGGTTGCATCCCGGATTGCCACCGTTGGCATCAAGGGTTCTGGCTGTTTTGGCTTCGTATATCCCAGCCTTTGGGTTATCCGATTTCATGGAATTGCTATCATAGGAACTGATTCCATAGGTCTTAACCTCAAGAACAAAGTTTTCTTCTGGATTTCCCAGTGCCTGACTTGACGGTCCCTTGGGGCCTTCCTGAGCAGAAAGACATGCTGTTTTATCCGTCATGGCTGCACTTGTTTTTTGCACAAACAAAGTCTGGTCATTGTTGCATCCAAGGGTAGCAGATTTATCAACCTGAATAAGTGCGCCCTTGCCACCGCCTTCACACCCGCTTCTTATTTTCAGTGTGCGGGGCGGTTCTACTACCAGTCCCTGGTTATTGCCTCCTGTTCCCCACTTTGCTTCAATAGTCTGTGTTGTTTTATTTGGTCCCGTGTATCTTGCATCAGACATTCGATTTTCAAACACGAGGGGCGGATGGTTAGCCTGAGCCCTAAGTGTGTTGGTCTTGCCATCACTTATATCCATGCGCTGGCCGCCCTGGTCATTAAGACACATCATGCCATTGCCTGACGCTCCAATGCCAGTCTCAGTACCTGCGGCAGTTCCTTCCCTCTGGCAGCTGCCCGTCTGAGAATCCCCTGGCAAGCTCTCTGACTCAAATAATATTTTTCCTGCACATCGACCTCCAAAATCTGCGACAAGGTAGATTCTACGGCGTCTTTGGGGAACTCCCCAATACTGTGCGTCAACAGTTCGGTACGCAATGCTCCATCCGTCACCCATGAGAATGTCTGCGTAGGGCCATCTTCCTTGATCAGGCATAGGCACCTCGGGAGCCTGCGGATTTTTGATTTTAATGATTGAGTCAAGGACTGCCTTGAAGTCTTCTCCCTTGTTGCTGGAGAAAGCCCCGAAGACATTCTCCCAGACGATGAATCTTGGATATTTGCCATTTGTAGCTTCCCTCATTTCCTTTACAACACGCATATACTCAAAGAAGAGATTTGACCGCTCGCCCTTGATAAGCCCGGCTCTTTTCCCGGCCACAGACAGGTCCTGGCAGGGGCTGCCCCCTGTTATGATATCCACCGGCTCAATCTCCCCGCCATTTATTTCCTGTATATTTCCCAAATGCTTCATGTTGGGAAATCTCTTTGTAGTAACCATAATTGGAAAAGGTTCAATTTCTGATGCCCACCTTGGCTCAATCCCGGCAAGGCAGGCCCCAAGTTCAAATCCACCACTTCCAGAAAACAGACTGCCTACTTTAAGCAAAGCTGAACACCTCCAAATAAAAAATGCCCTGCAATCATGCAAGACATTATTTTTTACCTTTCTGTTTATCTGTGACTGAGGATTCCTTGAATTCAAGTTCCTCATCTGTCGGGATATACACATCGTTGCAAGGAAGCTCCTCGCCATCCCTTATTACCCGCACATCATCTGTACCGTAGCTTGCCACAAATCTTCTGACAATGGCAGATGCATATTTGGGATCGAGTTCCATAAGATAGGCTTTTCTGTTCAGCTGTGCTGCTGCCATCATGGTGGAACCGCTGCCACCAAACAGGTCAAGCACTATGCCGTTCTCCTGGCAGGAGTTCTGCATCGGATAAGCTATCAATGGCAATGGTTTCTGTGTCGGATGAAGCTTTGATTTCGTTGGCTTATCAAATTCCCAGACCGTGGTCTGCTTACGGTCACCATAGAATTTATGCTTGGCTGTGTCCTTAAAAGCATAAAGCACTGGCTCATGCCGCATCTGATAATCCATTCGCCCAATAACCAGAGCATTCTTTACCCAAATGCAGGTCGTTGAATAATGGAACCCGGCATCCACAGAAGCATTGAAGAAGTTACATTTCTCTGCATCCGAATGGAATGCGTAAAATGCACCGCCATCAACCAAGCTGTTATAGGCATTCTTGAATGCGTCCAAAAGGAAGTGATAGAAGGCTTCACCATCGCTCCATTTATCATTCATGATGGTCATTCCGGTACCTCCTTTATAAGCACAGTTATAAGGCGGGTCGGTAATACACACATTTGCCTTCTGGCCGTTCATAAGTGTAGCTACATCTTTTGGATTGGTGGAATCACCACACAACAGGCGGTGTTCTCCCAGGAGCCAAAGATCTCCTGGCTCAACAAAGGCAGCTGCGTCAAGAGCAGCATTTACATCAAAGTCATCTTCCTCGGTGTCTTTATCATCTGTGCCAAAGAGGTCGGCCAGTTCCTTTTCATCAAAACCTGTAAGACCGATGTCGAAGCCCTCGCTTTCAAGGGACTCAATCTCAATCTTCAAAAGCTCATCATCCCAGCCAGCGTCCAGAGACAATCTGTTGTCTGCCAGGATATATGCTTTCTTTTGTGCTTCAGTGAGATAAGCAGCGGAGACACATGGTACCTGTTTTAATCCCAGTTGCTTTGCAGCGGCGATTCTGCCATGTCCTGCCAATATGCCATGTTCTCCGTCTGTTATCACCGGATTAATAAACCCAAACTCTTTGATAGCACTTGCCAGCTTGGTCACCTGTTCAGGCGAGTGTGTTCTGGCATTGTTCACATAAGGAATAAGCCGGTCAACATCGACCAGCTCGTATTTCAGTTCTCCCATTAATATCATTTCCTTTCCCTGGCTCTCAACAGGCGTTCCATCAAATCATCGGACGGTGTGTCTCCTTCGTAGCCGGTAACGCAGTTCTCTTTTACGATTTGGAATATCTCATTCCACAGCCTGTTGGCCTGATTCATGTAGTTAATACCGATGTTTATAAACGGCGAGGTTATTGGCTTGCCGGAAGTCGGGTGCTTACTGAGCATACCCATACGGCTTGTCAGTTCCTCGCACTGAATCCAACGAGCAGAGCACATGGCATAACGCTCCAGGAGCTGTTTACTAATCTTGGTATGCATACCAAGACGTTTCAGCCAGTTCCATGTTTCTGTATAAATCTCCTTGGCCTCGAGTTCACTTCCATCACGCTGCTGAGCAGATAGGAACTCTCTTGGCTCTGGCATATCCGCGCCTTCCAGTTCCACCGGCTCAGGCATATCCGGGATATCCAGCACTACTAACGGTCTGCCGCCTGGATTGCCTGTGGCCACCTTGTCTGCCAGTGCCTTTTTCTTTCTCCCGGCACCCGCCCTGGCACCGCCACGGCCTCCAATATTATTTGATTTTGTCGGCAAACCGAACACTCCTTCCTTTTACCCTTCTGAAATCGCACTTTTTCTGCGCGAGGGGGCTGACCGCTGGACATCTGTCCGCTCCACAGGGATTGTTACCGCCCCTCCCCCTCAGTACGTGAATTCCTTTCTCTTGTTCCACCTGTCACCCATGAGTGCCGTAATACGACTGTGACAAGCCTTACACAGACTCATGAGGTTCAGTGGATTATGATTACCACCGTGATCCAGTGGCAAGATATGATGCACTTCCTCGACAGGTGTTATCCGCTTATTTAACAGACACATCTCACAGACAGGGTGTGCAGCTACATATCTCTTACGAGCCTTCTTCCATTGATAGCCGTAACGTTTACGCTCCTCTGGGGTTCGCTCGTAGTCTTTCTGATACATGGCTTCATGTTCCTTACAGTAGTTTCCGTCAGTCAGTTTAGGACAACCCGGGTGCTTGCAAGGCTTCATTGGTTTCCTCGGCATACTAATCACTCCAATAGAAAAGCCACCAAGGATTGCTCCCTGATGGCTTGTCTTATCTTACTTTGTCCACTCTAACTATATCAAAAACTTGACATGACATTCTATGACATGGTGTGACATGTTTTATTAATAATTCTAATTGCATTGTCATGGAACCGCTGCACCTGCCGTTTTTCATACCCCATGTCAACCGCTATCTGCTCCCAGCACTTGTTGAACAGATATCTCTTAACAAGTACAATGCGGTGCTCCATTTTGGGTAGCTGATTAATTATCTCAATCATGCTATGCTTCAAGTCTACCAAGTTGTCAATTTTGCTGTTGATTGCCTTATCATAGTCTGCCAGTTTTATCAATGTTTCCTCATACCCATCGTTGTTCTTCAGCGGAGAACCCGGCATATCCGTCATAACCGAAGTGACCTTTGTGGCCATATCACGAACAGACTGAGATTCCTCTATCAATGTATTAATTTCAACATCAAGCAGCCTTGCCTGATTAAAATACTCTATTGCTGTCAAATTAGTCACCTGCCTTAAGTCTACCAAGAACCATCTCGCCATCAAGCCCAGTGAGGTCACTGAACCATTTGGAAAGGAAAAACTCCTCCAGCTTATCCTTTTCGTATGATTCCTTCTTGTATCTGACAGCTCTGTAATCCTTGGCTGCCTGTTTTACAACGGCCTGCACGAGGTTAAAAATGCCATTTTCACACATCTATATCACCGCCTTAACCGCATCTATTAGTGCCGACTGAGTTGTATCTTTTGCCTTTAAAGCCTTAAGGATTCTCCCATCAACTGTGTCCTTGCAGATAATGTGCTGGATGACAACAGTTCCAGCTGACTGTCCCTGCCGCCAGAGTCTTGCGTTGGTCTGCTGGTAGAGTTCCAAAGACCAGGTAAGACCGAACCAAACCATTGTGTTTCCTCCTGCCTGAAGGTTCAGGCCGTGACCAGCTGAAGCTGGGTGGATGACAGCCACAGGGATTTTACCTTCATTCCAATCAGTAATATCAGCACTGGTCTTTATCTCTCTTACCTTGAACCGACTGCTGATGGATTCAAGGTCATGCTTAAACCAATATGCGATGAGAAGCGGCTGACCGTTGGCTGACTCGATAATGTCCTCAAGGGCATCCAGCTTACGGTCGTGGATTTTCACCACATTCTTACTCTCATCATAGATCCTGCCATTGGACATCTGACACAGCTTGTTGGTAAGACTTGCAGCATTGGCGGCAGTAATAGCTCCATCCGGGAGCTCCATAACCATCTCATCTTTGAGTTCATCATACTTGGCTCGTTCCTTTGGACTCATCTCAACCTCAATCTCATTTGTGATGAGTTCAGGCATATCAAGGTGGTCAATGGCTGACATTGATATTGTGATGTCCGAGATTTTCTCATAGATTTCCTTTTCAGCAAATGGAAGTGGCTTATAAGAATAAACGATGTATCCATTCATTTTGTCCGGCCGGAAATACCACTCACGGTAATTTCCGATGAACCGCCCCAGCCTCTTTCCATAATCCAATATCTTGAACTGCGCCCAAAGGTCCATCAGTCCGTTACTGGAAGGTGTTCCGGTAAGACCTACAATCCTGCTTACGAATGGTCTTATCTTGCACATTGCCTTGAACCGCTTGCTTCTATGGTTCTTAAACGAACTCAGCTCATCTATGACCACCATATCAAAATTCCAATCGCAGTGTTTTACCAGCCAATCAACATTCTCTCTGTTGATGATAACTATCTGGGCTGAGCTGTCATTAATGGCTGCCAGTCTTTCCTTGGTGCTGCCAACTGCAACAGTGTGTCGGAGCCCACGTATATGATCCCATTTCTTTATCTCAGCTGGCCATGTATCTCGTGCAACTCTCAGTGGTGCGATAACAAGAACACGCTTCACCACTCCTTTATCCAGCAAATCCTTTAATGCTGTGAGGGTTATTGCTGTCTTACCTCAACCTAAGCCCATATCCAGCAAGAGGCAGGAGATTTCATTGTTCTGAACAAATTCAATTGCATACTTCTGATAATCATGTGGAATGAACTTCATTAGGCATCCCCCCTTCACAATCCATTCTCTTTATGTCTTCAATAAACATTTTTAATTCCATATGAAATTTGGCATGCTCACTCTGTGAAGCAAACACTCTAATATTCTGTGGGACATTGTTTCTTTTATTCCCATCAATATGATGAACTACCTCGCCGGGCCTAAGTTTTCTTCCAAGAAGTTGTTCTGCAACTACTCTATGTTCATGCCGTCCATAAAATTTCGCATAACTCTTATTATTTCCAGAATTAATCTTAGATTCACGAAGTTTAGCTCTCACCTCTACAGTCATTCTTGATGGGTTTAATTCTTTATTCATTGCGCTACAATGAGCTGAGATATTCGTATAATCCTTTAATAAAGCATACCCCGCTGGATTTTTCTTCTTGCTACTAAAATCAGCTAAACACTGTCGACAACAAAAATTATGTTTTTTTATACCTGATTGTGTTCTTTCCATTTGCTTACCGCACCAATCACACGCTATTTTCATCGGCTATCACCTCCAGCATTGGCTTAATCTGCTCCACTCCATCAATCACATAACACTTGAAGCCCAGCTTCTTAAGCTGTTTCATTCTTATCTGTTGCAGTTTTCTTGGCTTTTCCCCGAGAGCCTTAAGCTCCACAAAGGCACACTTGCCATCCGGGAGAAGCACCAGTCTGTCTGGAATACCAGCCAGTCCAGTCTGCTTTAAGCACATACCATTTTTATTCTTAACTTCATCACAAAGGTTCCGTTCAATCTGCTTTTCAAGCACCTAAATCACCTCAATTTATAGTTTTGTCACGAAAAAACAGGCTTCTGTCAAAGGCTGTCTTGTTTTCAAAAAAGTGGCCTTAAGCTCCGACATCAGTGTTTTAAAGCCTGATTTAGTCATTTTGGCACCCATAGTCCAGCGAATATATAAATTTTCCGATATCTTAATATCTAGAAAATTAGTAAATATATATATATTTAAAAAAGGGTTTTTATATTCTCTATAAGCGACAAAATGACAATAATCAGACATCACAGAATTGATGCGGTATGAAGTGTCAAAATCATGCCTTGCACAAGCCAGACAAAAACTGACACAAGCCCATTGTCACACCTTAGGGTTGACTAAATAAGACGGCAATGGTGGACGCCCGTAATACTTGACTGTGACGGGCTCCTGGCGAATATATCCGTAATCATCAAGGAAATTCAGAATTGGCTGGATGACCTCTGTACGCTTAAATCTGGAACAGTAACGCATCATATCCCTACGGGTAAAACGTTCCAACTTCTTTTCACGAATCTTGTCCAATATTACTTTTGCCTGTTCTCTAATCTGTTCCTCAGGCATTGCTGAAAAAGCCACCCTTGCATGTACCAGAAAATAGTTAGCCAGCCTGATGGCTCTGCTCATGGTAGCTTTGCTTACCACCAATGGCACATCCTCATCTACCTGATCACCCTCATACTGCTCACAAAAGTCATGGCATACATACTTCTCTGCCCTGCAAAGAAGACCAGCTATTCTCAAGGTAGTACCGCCCAGCTTACCTACCCATGCAGAAAACTCGGTGTATTCCTTAAGGAGGTCAGCTTCAAGGTTCATGGAAAACTGATAGAATAACTCCCTTGCGGCATCAGAAAGTGTGATGATTTTATTGCCGTAAGGGTCATCAAGCATATTGGTAATGAGTGTCTCGTATCTTGCTTTAACATCCTCTGGGACAGTCTTACTGTTGATGTTTCTCTCACCCAGCCTTGAACTTGGAATGCAGTAAAGAAATCTGGCCGTAAGACCACGTCCCTGGAAATTCTTATTGCCTAACACCTGCGATGCCACACTTGGCTGCGCCATCAGCATCACCGTAAGAGCCGGATTGAGGACATACTCACTGTCCCTGCCCACGCGGTCAACCTTGATGGTGTCCCCGGAGTATGCTTTCAGCATGACATCAATATTTACGGTCTTTGTATAGATACCAGCCAAGGTGTCAAAAATGCCGCCCTCACTTGATATGATGGCTGCATGGCCATCATTTTTGGCCAGAATGGATACCAGCTTTTCAGTCGTAACATCATCTACATAAAGCTGCAGAGGATTGATTTCCTTAAAGCTGGCAATCTCCTCGGTTACATTCTCCAGTTCATCCATGGTAGCTTTGCCCATGGCAATTCTGTCCTCTATGGATTTCTGCTGTTTCTGTAGCATTCTCAAACGGGATTTGTTCTTCTCCACAGTTGCAGCATGAACTCTGTTGTACTCAATCTCATAAAGGCAGATGGCATTGCACATAAGTTTTATTACCGCCGACTTACGCTCAGATGGCGATGCCACCTCAAGTGCATAAATGTTAAGTGGTTCAATCCAGTCAGCTTTGCCTGCAATGGAGTATTTACCCTGTATGCACACAGCAATCGCAGGAAGTGCCAGAACGCCTGCCATATCAAGAGGTGTCTGCGTACTCTCCGATACTGCCAGCACATAATCTGCTATTGGCTTTGGCAGTGCATCAACCGGAAATGGTGGCATAACATATTCCTCAAAAGGAATAGGGTCATCCCACTCGTTATCACCGTATTTCTCCGGGGGAACATAGGCAGGGTCTGTCAGTACCTTCTCGTTATAAAACTTGATGGCACTTCTCCAGATGGTCCTGAGCTCCTCCTTCTCTAACGGGGGAACACACTCATCATTTGCTTTGAGGAATAAAGCCCTCGCCTCGTCTGTGTCACCGTAGCGTTTAAGAATACTGGCAGCTTTTCTGGAAAGCGAGTTGTTACGGGAACCCTCACGCACCGAGTCAAAGTCGGCATCATTGAATATCTGGTCAATGGTCATGCTGCCTTCATTCCAATAAATGTCCTCAGATTCCGTTGCATAGATAAACCTCGCAGCACCCAGAGCCTCGGGGTCAAAGAATGGGTACATTTTTTGCAGTCTCTTCTTTAAGGATTCATAGGTATCAGCTGAACTGGTCTTTGTAATCCTAAAATAGATATGCCACTTAGGACGGGCTGACTTCCCGTCCTTTTCTTTCATGTGGTTACGGCTTGGAACCAGTACGAAATCATAATCCTTGAAAGTTTCAATAATGCGTTCCTGGGTCATCCACATAGCTGGGTTATCGGTGCCACTGTTATCAATATCCATAGGAATTACATCAGCCTCAATGAAATTATCCTTGCTCCGATAATTGTTGACGTAGTTGGCACACACATGATCAAAGGCAATAACCTCTTTCATGCTCTCAATGTCATTAACCTCAACACTGTATGGGTATCTGCAATTTTTCTGTGCGTATTTTACGCCCGCTCTGTTAAAGATCATGCCTCTCCTCCAAATCCTCAGTGAAATAACGAATCGTCATGCCAGTTTCCTTGGCGAAATCAATCTCCTGCTGCATCCCTTCTGAGATAACACTGCCAAACACCCAGAGCTGGTCGCACCAAGCAAGAAGCTCCCTGTTCATCTCAATAGCCTTGTCCCGCTCTTCAGGGATATAGTCCCTAAGAAACTGCGTGAAATAGATATGTGGAGCGATTGGAAGATAACCGACCTCCATCACAAACCTTGCATACCACTGGGCCTTTGAAATATTCGCCTTGATATTCCCACGAAGGGGACTTGCTACATAAACCTTAGTCACGATGATTCCTCCTATAGAGTTTCCTTGAACATTCCTCGCAGAGCACTGCACTTCCAAAAAGGTCCAGACCTTCATCGGTATGTGACAGTGCCTCAAGGTCCACATTGGTTTCTCCGCCACATTCAGGGCATTTGCAGAAAACATTCAAATAGTTAATCTCAATGCTTACTGCCATCGTGTCGCTGACTTTTTCTTTTACATAGAACATGTCTACCTCGCTTTCTGGCACTTTGTGCCCGTTTAAAAATTGCCTTCCAGTAGTAAAAGGACACTCAGTCTCTTTTTTAGAACTAAAAAGGCATTTTTCTCCCTAATTACCACTGGAGAAAAATGCCTTATTTGAGCATTACTTTTTATAAAATTTTCCTTCGTATCCTTCAGCCTTAAGTTGGAGACCAGCCGCCCAAGGTGGGGTCTTGCTCATCAGCTGACAAATACTCTCATCACTTACCTCCTCAGGGCACTCCACTATAATTTCATCATGCACATGAGCTACAATGCGATATTCCTTAAATGACGCCATGGCATACATCAGAATGTCCCTGCTCATGCCCTGCACTATGTTCTCTACAAACTTAGGGCCATAGCTTTCCAGCCTCTCCCACTTCTTTGTGGTACCATTTGAACCTTCATAGGTAACAGACTCACTGCCAAATTTGTTGACTCCCATTTTAGGCTTCACATAAGACAGCCTTCTTCCGCTTGGAAGTTCAATAAAGAGCATACCGCTCTTGCAAATAAACTTAATCCCATGTGTGCTTGTTGTGGTATGCTGGATGACAGCTTCTTTTACGGCCCTATCAACGGCCCACCAGAAATTTACTATGTTCGGATTTGCCTTTCTCCACGCATCCACCAAAGGCTGGAGTTCTTCTTCCTTCATACCTGACTCCAAGGCTCCCATAGCTATAAGAGCACCTACAGACCCGCCATATCCGCAGCTCAAAGTTGCCTGTTTCCCTTTCTGCCTGAGTTCGCCGTTCTCGCCATTCTTTACGACATTGCAGTGAAACATCCTTGAAGCCGTAGCACAATAGATATCCTCACCCTTGGCAAAGGTATCCAGCACCCACTGTTCCCCAGCGAGGTAAGCCAGCACTCTTGCCTCTATGGCACTAAAGTCAGCCACGATAAACTTATATCCAGGCATTGGTATAAAGGCCGTGCGGATGAGCTGGGATAGCGTATCCGGGATATCATCATAGAGCAGCTCCATTGCTTCATATTGGGCGGATTTAACAAGTTGACGGGACTCAGCCTAATCACTTATGTGGTTTTGAGTAAGGTTCTGTAACTGAATCAGCCGCCCCGCGAATCGGCCAGTCCTGTTCGCCCCATAAAACCTGAACATTCCTCTGGCTCTGCCATCACTGCATACTGCATTTTCCATTGCCTGATATTTCTTTACAGAGGACTTCGCCAATTTCTTCCTTATAGTGAGTACCTTCTGTACATTGGGCGGTGCTACTGGGAGCATTGCGCTTACAGCCTTTTTATCAAGGCTGGTAACCTCAATCCCCTGCTTGGTAAGCCAGTCTTTAAGCTGCATTACACTGTTTGGGTTCTCAAGGCAGGTTATTTTCTTAATCTCGTCCATCAAAGCTTCACGGGACTTGGCATCAAAGGATATTGCATTTGTGGCAAACTCCATGTCGACCATTATCCCGCGGTCGTTTATCTGCTGATCAAGCCAAAACTCATCCCAAACAAACTCAGGTACCGGGAACTTGGCCAGTTTCTGCTCAATGGCCATTTCGACCTCAACATCACGCTTATTGTAAAATTTGAACCGCTCCCATTTTTCCTTATCATGTATTGGCAGGTTACGGGTACGGCCACCATTGGCCTTGGTAGGCTTACATGGAACACAGAAATACCTTATAAGCTCCTTCCCCTCGGTAATTTTCTGTTGCTCTAAGCCAAGCACCGCCCCAGCACCCGCCAATGACATAGGGAGCCCCATATAAGCACACCATGTCATGGAGCACTTCCAACCTTCCGGAGCAAGGTACTTTGAATCAAGGGTATAGTGCCTATGAAGATATGTTGAAAGACAGATACGTTCGAACTGACTGTTATGTGCCCATTTGGTGACTGATGTGTCTGACAAAGCCCTAATTATCTCATCCGGGATTTTCTCACCTTGGGTGATATCAACGACGGTCACATCAGAGTTATCTACCGAGTAAGCAAACAGCAGGATTTCAAAATTAGACGAGTCAGTATATTTATAGACACCGCATTTTCCAATATCTACATCAGAATACGTTTCTAAATCGATACTGATTGTATTCATATATTTCCTCCATATAGAGCAAAGCGGCAGAGGGCACTGCCCCCCGCCGCTCATAATTATTTCATCCAGCGTTTCTTCAATTTTTCCAATGACTCAGATACTACGAACATTGCAATTGAACAAGCAACGCTCATACCGAGCATGGCTGTAAAGTATGTTGCAAACTGATTAAAATCCATACCAGCCACCTCAACTCAGGAAATCTTCATTGGACTCAGTTGCAAAATCATCCTCTGCACTGCTGCGACCGCCAAGTGGCTCGCCATCCTTAATCTTCTGCAGGTTGTTAAGCCCGCAAGCAATGCCCTTATTGCCGTTCTTGTTGTAAGCATAAAAGTTGATGCTGGCACGGCCATAAACACCGCTGTAGACTTCGCTGCGGTCGATAATAGGCTGACAAGACGCATCTACAATCCCTGGCGGATTTGGGCTGTTAGCATTAACAAAGTAGCTGTTGGCATAGGCCGCATCATCAGGACGCTCAGTATCTCCATCGCGAAGTGGTGTCTTAATAGCAGACAATGCCGGAACGGTGCGACCGTTTCCCTTGAGCTTACCAGCTCCCTCGGTATAAGCTGCCTGAATGGCCTTTTCGATTTTTTCAACTGTCTCGGTATCATCCTTCGGGATAATAAGACTTACGGAACACTTAGGAGCACTGCCATTGATTGACTTAGGCTCCCACACATTTGCGTAGCTCCAACGAGTACGCTCACCAGTTATTACCTTCATTGGATTGTTAACTTTTGCCATGATTATTTTTCCTCCTTAAAATCACTGTTCATTGCTTCTCTTTTGTCACTTTCCGGTACCAGGGTAGGTTTCCCTGGTGGCTTTATCACATACTGCCCGATAATTTCATTGAACTTATTTTTTCCGAGCAGTTTCTCAAGGGCTGTTATGCCCAAGAGTTTCTTTTCGAATGGGTCTTTACCCACAGCAGTTACTGCTTCAATAACCGCATCTTCATTGGAAATCTTGCGAACAGAACGGCCTTCCACCAGTTTCCAGCCCTGCCATTCTTTTCCAGCTATAGCCATCTGCAGGGCATAGGCCTTGATATCATTTGCCCAGGAAACAAGCTCATCGACTTTACCTAATATAACCGCAATCTCCGAATCACTCAGGGTAGGTGGCATCTGGAAATCGTATTGTGCGAGGAGCAGATTAGCCTCGGCTCTCGCCCGGCACTCCTGCTTTGCCTTACAGAACCTGCACCACTGACCGCAGGAATAATCCCCCTCGCCTTTATATGCAAGCTCAGCTCGTGGGTGGAGTTCCTCTTCAGCCCATTGGTATAAAGCATCCGTGCTTATGTCGAACTCCGAGATATTCTCCCTACGTGGCTGGTAGATAACCAGATGGACAGTATCAATATCATAGATACTGTCAAACATTGCCAAAGCTCCCAATGCGTAACACTTAAGCTGGGGATTATCATTAGCCGATACAACTACATTTTTGCCAAATTTTAGGTCCAAGACGGTAAGTACACCATCGGCAACTATCAGGGCATCAGCTGTACCGAATCCATCTGGCACCCACTTGGAAAAATCCACTCTCTGTTCCACCATGATTAATGGGTCAGCGCACTTTTCCTTTGCCATTCTGACCAGTTCCATGACAACGTCACGGTAGCCATCAGTGCAGTTTTCCATTTCCTCACTGAAGTATTTCAGCTTTTTAGTAGGGTTGGAAACCTTACGTTTAAGTGCCTTGAGCACCTTGTATTCTCCCAAGGCATGGGCTTCTGTGCCCTCTGCAGCATATTCACTTGGCTGGTCTTGGTAGGACTCTCCCAGCCTGGCTGATGGCGGACAATGAAGCCACCTTGGGGCGGATGAAGCGGATAATAATGCGTGACCCTTAGCTGGCATTGCCAATCGCCTCCGCTTCTTTGATAAGCTGGTTGTAATCCTCAGGACTGATATCTGAGAGCTTCTTGGCACCATGTTTATCAAGAAGGGCTTTAACCTCATCCGATAAACCAGAAGCCGCCTTCTGTGCTAGAACTGCCCGAACCTCTTCCATGGTGATCTCATCAACCTTTTGCTCCGATGACCCATTTAAAGAAGCTAATACCTCGGCTACTTCAAGCAACAACTCACTGCATTTTCTGATTTCAGCTACTGCTACAGATAACTCGTTCATTTTTCTTTTCTCCCTTCTTGTCAATCTTCTCCGCTAATGTGCCAGCTACCACACTAATGGCAATCAGCACATTGCGGAGTTCCACATCGATGCTATCCATTGCTGCTACCTCCTTTCCGAAGGACTTCTCTTGCCTTCTCACCAATAGAAGGACAGCAACCATGAAATTTAGAACTGAGATCATAAAATTTTTTCAAGTAATGTTTTCATCTGTGCCAAAATAGCTTTCTTGCGCTTGTTCACTCCACGCTGGGACATACCAATCTTCTCGCCGATTTTTGCGTCTGTATATTTTAAGGAAAAGAGTTGGATGATTTCTCTGTCCCGAGCAGATAATGTTGCCAGTACCTCATATAATGCATCCAGTCTCTCCTGATTAATCAGGCATTCCTCCGGTGATTCGGTGACTTGATTGACAATTTCTGCATTGTCATATAAATCACCAACCAAAGTCTCGTTATGGGCGGAGACTTTAATGTTGCTATCAGCCGTTTTCTCCCTGGAAACCTCGTTGGCTTTTTGATTACGTTCCTTACGCTTGGCTTCACGCCACTCCTCCTGCTTAACTGCACGGTACACTTCATCGTCAACCACGTAATACACACCACCTTGGAAAATAAGTTTCTTTCCTTCGTTATCAATGAGCCGATACATTTCATCTTTAGTCATGATTTTTGTGTTATCATCTGGGAGCCTTACCTCACACAGTTTCTCACCATTACTGCCTCGCTGATACTGTCCTTTTTTGTCTTTTCTTAACATGTCTTGTCCTTTCCGTCCGAATGGTACGGAAGGACACAAAAAGAGCCTGTGGTTGAAGATGACCACAGGCTCCGATAGCCAAAAAGCGCACGAAACAACGGTGGGAGCATCTTCGTCTAAACACAACCATCATTGCTGTGTTTAAGACTCTTATGCATCCCTCCGTCCTTATAGCGCTATTCGGACTAAGAGATTTGATTGTTGTAAGGAAACTTATTTTTTTACATCCGCAACTTTCTATTTGGGTTCAACTCATGAAATAATGTGTTATAAGTGTGATATAATATTTTTGTACACTCTGTCACTGCCCCAATATTATGATTTGACGGCAAATATTATTTCAGTCCACCTTACACACACCAGTTTAGCAAAATCACCTTTTAAAAAAGCGGACTAAGCGGACGCTATCGGACTCTCACGGACAGATGTAAATCTCTAGGCAGGAGGCAAATGGCACATGACGTTTTCAGAATATGCTTCAGATCTTTCACCGTTCATTTCATTTGGCAAATCTGAGCATGAATATTTCACAGAACTTGTCGGCAACTTCATAAAAGATGCGGCGATGGACTCCTGCAAATTATTAAAGCGAAAGCCTGACACAAAATACCGATATATAAAAGGTGACCGCACTATTCAACCCAAAGATGCACAGTACCTTTACGACCATCGCGACAAGATTAAATTCTCAAATTGGATATGGGAACGAATGGACGAGTCCGACTCCTATGACAATGTTGAAGCATGGCTGAATAGCATTAAAAGCACTAGTGATGACCCTTCAATGGTCTGTGCTGATTTATTCGAGAGCATAATCTTGGACATCATTAACTCTACCCCTACCACTCAGGTAGCACAGGATGCCGAGATTGATTTAAAACTAATTGATGACATTCAGGAAAAAATAAAGTCGCTACCTCGACCGACAAATGTGCCGATTCCGAAGGTAGCGACTCAAGAAGAGCAAGTATATATTAATGAACTATTTATGGCATATGGCGATGCTGAGGGAATAGAATCGTTTTCGGCAGAAAACCTCTCATCGTTTCCTGATTACTCTGATGACTTGGAAGATCGGCGCATTGACTTCTATGCTTCAGAAGCAATTCGACGCGGTGTATTAGAGTTAAAAGGAAGCAGCCTAACAGGGCAATTCGATGTATTAAAAGATGAAACCTATAACAGTGTAAAGGATACTGCAAAGCGTACGCACCCAAATGGCTATGAACGAATGCTTGCCGTCATGGAGCAAGCTGTTATCGCTCCAGTTACAAACTATATACTCAGTGCTTCGCCTTATTGGATAAGTGGAAAGATTAAAAAAGGTGTATGCCACCACCTTGTTAATGATGGAAAACTGGCATGGATAAGGAGAAGAAAGAAGCAATGAATAAATCAGCCATCGGCTCTACCTTTGAAATATCACTCCGTATTCTTCTAATGTTAAATGAACTATCTCCTGCTAAATTAGACGGACAGCAAATAGGAGCTGTCGATTTTATGGCTGTTTATGCTGCAGATTTTGGATTGTTGGATGAAAATCTTCACGGATATAACAACTATAGGTATAGCGAGTTTCCTGCAAGAAGGCATATTGTTGCTTTGGCTTTGAAAAATCTCGTTTTAAATGGATATGTTCGGCTGTACCCTACTTCTAGCGGATACAGGTATTCAATATCGGAAGCCGGCAAAGCGGTATGCACTAAACTTACTAGCGGGTATGCCAAGGAATACATTCTTGCAGTTCAATCCGTGGTTGATAGATTTGATAACATAGATGTGGTAACCTTGTTGAAGGAAATTAACAGACTCACCATTCAATCATTACAGGAGGTCGGACATGAATAGATGCTATATTGATAAACTCACCGTGTCCGGCGGTGGTCATAAAACTTCAGTAATTGATTTTAAACCAGGTTTGAATTTTATTCTTGGCCCCTCCAATACCGGAAAAAGCCTTGTAATGGACTGTATTGATTATGTATTTGGTTTTACCCCCAAAAAGAACCGTCCTTCAAAAATAGTCGACAACAACTATGGTTATGAATTTATTGCACTTCATTTGCTAACACCAAATGGAACTGTCATTCTTGAACGCAAAATCGGCGATACAAAAATCGCTGTAAGTGGCACCGACCCAACGGTGGAGCACGGTACCTATAGTGTAGGCCATAAAACCAAAAAGAATATCAACTCCGTATATCTTCATCTGCTTGGAATTGATGAGGTCCATTCTGTTCGTTCATCTGGAAAAGGTGCAAAGACACAGGATCTGACTTGGAGAAGTATGCTACATCTCTTTTTTATCCGGCAGGCAGATGTTGCACGGGAAAGCTCTGCATTACTGGCGCCGGGGAGCGTAGGTCATACGGCATCCGCTGCTGTTCTTTTATTTCTTCTTACAGGACAGGACGCAAATGATCTTGTCGCAGATGAAGACCCAAAAATAAGAGAAGCAAAGAAAAAAGCCATCATTGTCTATATCCAAGAAAAGGTTAATGAATTTACAAAAAGGCGTGAAATGTTAGAGAAAACACTCTTGTCCTCTGACATAAAAGACCCTCGTTCAAGTGTTGAGTGGGTTAGAAAAGAAATTGTAGAATTACAAGTACAGGTAGATACGGCTACCAGGGAAAGTCAGCAACTAATGTCGCAAATTTATGAGTGGAACAGTAAACTTTCCGAATCCAGAACTGTCGGACATAATTTTGCTGTTCTTAGGCAGCAATATCAATCTGATATAAGAAGGATTGGTTTCATTGTTGACGGTGCATCAGCTGTTAAGCCGGGTCCCCAAAAAGTCAAATGCCCTATCTGCGGAGAAGAAACTGAACATGTTCAGGATATTTCATTTATTGACGCATCTGCTGCGGAACTTGAAAAGATTAAATGTCATCTAGCAGAACTGAGTGATGCACAACACAGCATAGACCAGCAACAGAAAGCTATTATTGCTACGATTCACACATTAGAGGAAAAGA